AGTTGAACCTGGTCCAGTACCTATAAAGCCATTTTTAGAAATGACCGGTCCTGAAAACGTAGTATTTGCCATGATAGTTCTCCTAGTTAATTCTACATAGTCTCTAGGCCGTCGACTATACCGCGTCTATGCAGAAAATTAATATATTGTATAGTGAGGTATTTATAGCTTATTTTTAAGTGGAGTGCAAGAGATCCTACGGTAGAAATGCGATTTACGCAATGTAGCTTTGGTGACTTAAGTAGCTACAGAAACTTGTGGAGCAGCGCCTTCTACGCTGTTTTGTAAGTGAGCAATTCTAGCTTCTTCAAGCTTTATGTCAGTAATGACCTTTTTAATCGTGTCATCAATCCTAACCATTTCAAGAGTATATCTGTTATTATCCAGATGCTCCTGTTGCCACTTCAACTCCAAGTACCTTTTTTGTTTGTATAGGTCTCGTATCATTAATAACCTCTTCATAAGTTATTCTATTTAATCCCGGATGATAACTATCTCCGAGATGTTCCCAAACTATACTCTTTTCTCCTAGTTTGTCAAGTATAACTTTTTCAATATTTTCAACTGAATCATCAACATGTTCAATACTAAATTTAGCATGGTAGTTGTAGGCCCAGATATTGATTAGAGTTTTTTTCATAATTTTTCTTTCTACTATTAAAATGTGGCCGAAACATGTCCGGCCACAAAATGATTATTGCTTACGCACCTTCACAACCGTAGATACCTCTAAAGTCAGAAACGCCGAAAGCGTATCTTTCTCTAGCTTTGTATCTAACATTGCCTGTATCGAAGTCTCCTTCCATTGAAGTAGTCAATGGAGTTCTTGAGAACATCTTCATACCATTTGGAACGTCTGTTGTAATGTACCAAGAATCAGCGTCAGTTAGGAAGTTGTTCACTCTGTAACCTTGAGGAATCATACCCATTGAGTTGATTGCATTGATGTCATTATCAGCTGTTTGAGTTCTGCCTTGAGACTTCATAAGTCTTTCAGCATTGAACTGATTTGCAGAAGGAATTATCATTTTAACTCCTTTTGCAGCTATTCTCAAACCTCTTTCATCAGTCATAGCAGCGATATCAATCAATGCTTGTTCTAATGAAGTTTCGTTTAAGTCCGCTTGAGTTGCTAAAGTGTTTGATACTGTACCCGCGATAGTTGGGTGAGAAGTACTAAACAAGTTTACAGCATCACCTGATTTAAATGTTGATGTACCAGTTATTGATGGTAGACCATTATTTAAAGGGTTAGCGCCTTTAACTTCTTTTGCGTTAGACATAGATCTTGCTAGTGCTTTTGTGTATCTAGAAGAAAGTCTGTCATAAAGGTTGTCCTCTATTGCTTCTTCTGTGATAGCGAAAGCTAGCGCGATCGTTTCCATAGTGTATCTTGCAGTGTAAGTCTCTTGTGCATCATCGTATGATACGCCTTGACCTTCTGCTTTTACATCTGCGTTAGCGAAACCAGATAACATTACTTCCTCTTCGAAAGCTCTGTCTGATGATTCCGTCGTATAAATTTCAGCGTGCTGATTTTCATACTTTTTGTATTCCAGACCGAATAGTGCATTCAAACCTGGTTCTAGTTCTTTAACTAGCTGTGCTCGTGATATTGCCATGTTATTATGCTCCTATTATTGCCATGTAACGGCGTTAGTTAAGTACTGGTTAAGATTCTGACATACAACTACAGTGCTATTCGCTGCTGCGTTATCGTTATTTTCAGGATCTTCTGCCATTCTTAACACTCTCCATTGATTGTTAGTGTCGTGTATAGTTCCAACTGTCAACTCTGAACTTGACTGACCAGAAATTTCTGATCCTGCCGCAGTTACAGTAACTCCACAAGTTCTACCAAAGTTTGCTTGAGTTATTGCTGCGTCTGCACTAACTGTAAACAGTTGTAGAGGGTTGTCGATTACGAAAGCCGTAACGTCTTCACTATTAGCCGGTGTAATCGGTTGATTATACCAGTTTGCCCATGTAGGTTTTTGAGTCGTTGATGCATTATAAAAAATGCCGTTCAAAATTCCTATAGAGCTATCTGTGATAGCCGCTTGTGCAGTTTTAATATATCCAACTTTGCTCTGTACTACAGAACCTTGGAATAAATCAACAGCATAACCAGCATCTATGTAGTATTTGCCTTGACCGCCAGCAGCGTCAGTTGAACCAACAGTGCCTTGAGCTATAAGACCAAATCCTACGGTGTTTCTATTTGCCATAGTTATTTTCTCCTTATGTGACCTGTCCTTGCGGACCTCCAGTCACGGTTAATGTTATCGTTGGAGAAAGAAATATTATTTCTTTGTACCACCGAAGTTTTTGCTAGAACGCTCGAATTTCATCGGCATTCTTTTATCCTGATCCTTCAGTAAGTCGTTTTCTATAGCTTCGTCTTGACCTTCAGTTTGTCTTTGCTGATAGTCAACACGGCTTTGTGCGAGTTCTTCCGGTATCCTTGCCAGGAGAAGGCCACCTACTCCGATCACTCCAGCGTGTTTTCCGTCTATCACAGTCGGGTAAGAATCGTCATCATATTCGTCAGCTCTCACTAACTCATAACCAGATCTCAATCTACCATGAATGTTCTTGGTATCATTGAAACCCATAGACTCTGCTCTTATCCATCTGTGCCTAAATCCGTCAGGCGCTGGTGGTGCATCTAAAGATGATGGGGGCTTGTACTCTTTTGGACGTTCAGTTTTTGTCCGAGTTCCAGCCGCACGAGAAAGGTTCTTTTCGTTTTCGTTTGTCATATGCTTATGCTCCTTCCGTGAGTTTTAATTGTTTTGCATACTCTTCTAGTGGCACACCTAATTTTTTAGCTATTGCTACCTGTGAAGATGTGAGTCTCACAGTTTTGCGACCAGGCTTTGAGCTTCTGTTAGCCGAAGCTACCGACTGAACGGCCCTGTTCGTTTGCTTAGTATCAGTATTACCAAATTTGTGGCCAAAGTCAACTCTAATCCTCTTATCAATTTCTTGATAATATTCATTAGATTTAGGGTCATAGCCTTCTTTGTCTACTAAATCCTTGTGAATCTCGAACGCAGTAAATGTCATGGCTCTATCTGTTCCGAACCATGTATTTTTACTTGCCCAATCTTCAGCCATAGGGTCAGCTTGAGGCATTTGTTGTGGTGTTTGATTTGGTAATCTACCACCGTCTGATAGTTGTACAGGATTTTCCTGTTCAACGAGTTGTGTTTGTTTTCTTTGCTTAAGTTTAGCACTTTCAAAAGCTAACTCAGCAATTTTTTTATTAGCTAAAACTTGAGCAGATGCATCACCGGCTTCGATAGCTAAAGAAAGTTCTCTTTCTGCAGACTCCATTCCAGTTTTTACGTTCTCTTCAAATTTAGCTGTATATTCAGAATTAGTTTTATTAAACCTATCCTGTTCTTGTTTTCTTTTGTTTTCAACTGCAGCAGCGTATTCAAGAGCAGCAGCTTCTTTACGTTCTGCCTCTCTCATCTTACGAGTAAGTTTAGCAATTCTAGATTGCACACCTCTGCTATAATCTTCTAAATTAGAATCATCTTCCTTTTTAGTTTCTTCAGTTTTAACTTCTTCTATTACTGTTTCTTGTTCCGTGGTTTCTGGAGCAGTATCAACTACCGCTTCCTCTTTAATGTCTTCTAAAGTTACATCGACCTCTGGTCCTGATGTATCTAATTCAACCGGCTTTTCGCTAGATCTTATGTTTTGTTCTGGCATAGTTTCCTTCCTATGTTAAAATTTGTGCAGGATATCTGTTGGGTCCTGTACGGTTGCTAATACTTCGTCATCATTAAGAAGACGAACTTCTCCACCATCAATCTCTATTCGTGATCCGGCATAACGTGCGAAGACTACCCAGTCTCCTACCTTGCACCATGGACCATCGCTAAATCTTTTTGGGTCGTTATAACAATCAGGTCCCATAGCAATTACGTTTCCGCACTGCGATGCAACTTGTTGTCTATCTATTGTTTCCGTTCCTAATAAAACTCCACCTTTAGTTTTCTCATTCATTCTAAAAGGTAAGACTAACATTCTCCAGCCCGTAGGCATCGGAAGTTTAGTAGTTTCAGTAGTAACTTTTTTTACTGGTTCTTTCTCGTATTTGTCTAAAAGTCCTGTTTTAATTTTTGGGACTTCTTCCTTTAAGGTCGACAACGGTTCCCGTGTTTTCATCTTTTGCTCCTTCATCTTGTTGCAGGTTAGAGATTTCCTGACGCACTGATTCCAATGCGTTTATTTGTCCTATTATATACTTATATGTTTCCATATTGTCAACACCTCCTGATGTGACCGATAATGCTAGTTGATTCACTCTTCTAGACAAGGCTTTCTTAAGTTGTTCTACTAATTGTTCTGGTTCCATGTTTACTTTCTATTTTTTTGCTATTTTATCTTTGTTAGGTCCTTTTTTTATAATGTAGTCTTGAGTACCATTAGCACCCGTTTCTACTTCTTTCTTTAAATGCTTAAACAAGTTCATTTCTTTCAACTTCTTCTCAGCATGTTTCATAAAAGTCTCTAATACTTTTGTATCTCTCATTTACTACCACCAATGTAACCACCAATAACTCCAATTAAACCTGTCACTGACATTTTCATAAGTACGATTATGCTGTCATCTATAGGTCTATCTTCTTTAACAGCTACCCAATAGTCTCCAATAATAATGATACCTAATAAAATTAGAACACCTGTTGTAATTAATAATATAACTATGTCTTTAAAATTTTTAATCATTAGCAATTCCACTTTCTAAGTGATTTATTTATTCTTGAATCTGGATCCCTTGCAGTCTTAGCAGAAGTTAATTTCTTTTTCATACCAGACATTCTAGCACAAAAAGATTTTCTTCTATTTGCTGCCGCAGATCCTTTTTTTAATTTTGATGGTTTAGTGGTTACTGCTGTTTTTAATTTTGATCCAGGGTTAGCTGCTCTATAAGATGCAACGCCTTTTTTATTTAATCCACCTGATTTAGATTTACCTTCTTTTCTAGTCCAAGCTGCAGTAGCCATTATGCTTTCTTAGATGTTTTTTGACTTTTTTTAATTGCTTTAGCGGTAGGTGCTCCTTTAGCTCCTTTAGCTCTCATTTTTTCACCACGTTTTTTCTTCATAGCAATATTATACCAAAGCCCTTTTTTAGCTGTACGTCCGTCTTTAGTTTTGTGAGTATCTTTAGCCATTATTTTTTTCCTTTCTTTTTCTTTTTAGGAATAATTCCTTTTGCCATTAAAATATCTTTTTTAGTAATTTTACCATCACCTGAGTGATCTGGAAATTTACTTTTCTTTTTTGTTTGTTTTTTCATTTTATTATCCTTTTTGTGCAGCCTGACAAGCAAGACATCTTTTTTTAAAATATCTGTGTCCAGGACATGATTGTATTAGAACCGGTACATCCGGCTCAGGTGTTTTTGTATAGTATTCAATATGCTCATCTACTTCATCACATTGACATGCTTTTATATGAAATATATCACATATGAATTTTTTAACAGATTTAAACATTAATTAAGATTTTTTGTTTTTATTTTTCTTAGAAGCAACTTTATTTTTCTTAGAAGCATTTTTTACAAATCTTGGTTTGTAAGGTCTTGTTCCATAATCGTTTCTCATAATATTTTCTCCTTATTATTTTCTTTTTATCAGATCTGTTGCCTTAAGTCCATAGACGGATGCAATGACGCCGACAAAAATTGTTTGATACCAAAATGGTAAATTTCCAAAGTGTAAGAAGAATAACTCCATTTTTTCCATATGTACAGGATTATCTGACCAGACTGACCATCCTAACATTACGATTGGAATTGACAGCAAGACCAAAATAAATTCGTCTTTCCAATCCGATTGTCTTGCTTCTAGTAATTTTCCAGAATACTCTAATTCTCCAGAACTCATTTTCTGAGCATGTTTCATAGCAGCATCCGACATAAGCATCTTTGTCTGTTGCTTATTTTTGTAAATGTGTGAGCCTGCAGAAACGGCTAATTTAATTGCCGATAACCACATATTAAAACCAAGTAGCTTTTTGAGGTTTTCTAGTCTTTGTACCTTTAACAGTTACTGTGTCACCTTGAGCAATGTAGTTTCTTCCTCTGATACTTGTTTGAGATCTAGGATCTAAATGCAAGTTTTGAGAAGACTCTTCTACTTTAACTCCGCCACTAGCGTAACCATCTTTGTTTACTCCAACTGCTT